TATGAAAAAAGAATATTCTTTTGTGTATATACTTACGTTTTCTACACTTCTTTTTTAGTTCGTCTTTTCGTATGAAGTATTCTACGTTCTTAATCAAGTCTTCCATATATCCAAGTTATTAAAAGTGCGTAAATATATTCAAATATCTTTTTCATACTTTGTCTATGCTAATTATTAAACCTTGCCACAAGTTAAACAACTTTCGTGCTTCTGTCTTGTCATAAGCTTTTACGTATTTAACCGCCTGTACTACTGGCGCATCAGTATTATTGCCTTTATAGGTCTTGTATAATATTCTATAGGTGTTCATTAGTTCGTCTTTTTGTATTAAATAATTACAGTACAATTCATCATTGAAATTGTCCCACCAGTTTACTCTAAATTTATCCATAATTCAATAGTTCTTCTAATTCGTTGCATATATCAATATCTTCATAATAATTAATTCCACTACATTCTAACGTGTTTTGTATTACATAGTAGTAAATTACATCTTCCTCTGCATAAGTTATCTTATCATTAAACTGATTAAAGCTTACTGGGTATTCTTGCGTAACTATTTGCGTTTCTATATCCACTTTGTAAGCCACATCATTAATATAAAATACTACGCATTCGTCATCTTGGCTTTCTATTTCTATTTCGTAACTCATATCTTTAAATTTAATGCTGCATTATACGTTTCACAAAAATGTTCTTCACCTGTTTCAAAGTTGGTTATTATATATTCAACTTCTTGACCGAATGCAGATGCTATTGTTATTCCATTTTCCAAAGCAATATATACATATCCACTATTTGTATTAAATCCAACTTCCATTATATCCTCTCTTGGTGCATATGTCATAAAATCTACACATACATTTACATAACTTGCCAAATCTAATTGACCTAAACTGTTCATAAATTCTGCCGTTCTCATACAAATAAATTTATTAATACGTAATACATATAGAATGCACCCCATATAAAGATTACACATTTAATTAATTCTTTCTTTGCTTCTTTCATAACTCTGTTTTTAAAGGTTGTTTATGTATTTCTTACTCTGTGCTTTCATATAATCTATATCAAGCCATTCTAATAGTTCTATAGTATTAAATACCATAGTAAAGTCTTTTCCGTTTTCGTCTTTTCCTACCAAATACGTTTCATTATCTTCTGTACTCATAAAGGTGTTAACGTCGTGGATTCTTTTTGTGATTTCTCCTTTCATATCTATTTATTTAAGTGTGTTTGCTAATTTGTTAAATCTTTCGTTTAGTCTGTCTATGCACATCATATAAGTATGAATGTCATTCGTGTTTTTGTCACGAAGCTCTGGAAAGTATCCACCCATATTATCAATGCTTTCTTTTTTTAAATCTATTCTATCAAAGAAAGACTGTATGCCTTCCTCAATCTTAACAAGTGTTTCTAATTTTTCTAAACGTGTCATAATTTTAAGTGTTAAAATATTTGTTTAATATCAATTATCTCAATATCTCTTGCATTCAATTCTTCTCTTAGTTCTTGTAAATGCTCCTCATCTTCAAGTTCAATATTAAAAGTATCTGTCATTAATTCTTGTTCATCTTTTAATGCTAATTGCTGTAAACAATTTTGTCCTCGTTTCCAATCTCTAATGCTAAATGTGATTTCTGCTTTCATAATTTTAAGTATTTAATTAATTTGTATATACAAATATAATAACTCTTTTTTAATTATCAACAAAAAAAACAACTTTTTAACAAAAAAAATTACAATTATTTTATAACTGATTTGTTTTCAGTAAGTTATGAATTAACTTTTTTTAGAATATTCTGTGTGAATCTATATATTTACGTACAACGTCTTCTTTATTTGACCTGTCGCGTTCCGTTTTTATAGTTAAAAACCTACCACCAGTTGGCTTTATTGGTGCGCCACGTTCTACGTGCCAACCTTTTGCGCCTTCTTGATATTCTTCTTTGTATGTGCCTGTAATCATTAGGTGTATTGGCTTGTGACTGACATAGTAGCCTTTATAAGCGTTGTGATTTAATGTGTCTCTAACGTCATTACGTGCAGAATTTTCGTGTATATGTCCCATTGTGTAAACGTCACAACCTTCGTAAAGCTCTAAAGCACGTGTTAAGTTCAAAGCACCTTTTGTAACTACACCACCTCCACCAGAACCGTGAAAGTATTTAATTTTTGTACTAAATATTTTGGTGTTGTCCATTACTTTGACAATTAACCAACCACCATAACCACCTGTTTGAACATTAGAATTACATTTAAGATTTAATAAATCAACAAACCTTTGAAGTATATCTGTTTCTTGCCATTTAATTATGCCTGTTTCGTGGTTGCCGTAACCAATAACCGTTAAAATATCTGCATAAGGTTCAAACCATTCTACTGCCGTAGTAACTACTGAATCTAAATATTTTGCGTTGTTGTGTTCTGGTCTTATATCGGATTTATTGCGTCTATTATCGCCACGACCTTGCATCAAACAGAAAAAGTCACCGTTAACCATTACAGGTATATTATTTTCTTTGCAGTAGTCAAGGTGTTTTTTTAGTAAGTCACGGTCGCATTTAGGATTGTCCCAATGTAAATCACTTAACATAGCAATTTTTGTTTCTTTGCCTTCTATTTGCAATTCGTGGACGTTGCTGCCGTGTCTTATTATCTTCATAAATACTTATTAACTAACTTACCACCTACATACATTAAAAAGCCTAATACACAAACACTAACAAGTAACAACCAATAGTTCGGTTTTCTATTTGCTTTAGCGTCAGCTTTAGCCTTTTGAACTTCTACTCTTGTTATCATTCTTATAGTGTCACGTTTTAGCTTGTATTCTATTCGTGTTTCTAACCTTGTTTTAGGTATTTCTACGTTCTTATAAAATACTATTGTGTCTTTTTGTGTGTAGAAGTGTTCATATACTATTGTGTCGTGTTTTATTACAGGTATTGAATCTATAGTTGTAATTCTTAACGTGTCGCTTGTTTTAACGACTTCTAAGCCTTTTTTAAGTGCCTTTCTATAGTGATAGTTAGCTGAACAAGAAAAAAGCGTTAAAACGCAAATTATAGCTATTATTTTCATTTCTCTAATTCTTGTATCATTTCAAAATGTATCTTGGCAATTCTGTCACGACCTTCTTCACTCATAAGCAACCTACATTCAGCTTCATTAGTCATAAAAAAGTTTTCACTTAATATTGCTGGCATAGCTGTATTCTTAAGTACATAAAAATTACTTTCTTTATCTGCGTCACCGTCTCTTGTATCTTTACGCATTTTGTGTGTAGGAAATTCTGCTTGTGCTTTGTTGAATAAAACTTCTGCGATTTCATCACTTTTAGTTTCGCCTACACTTGTGTAAACTTCCCAACCGTTAGCAGCTTCATCACTAAAGCCATTTGCGTGAATAGAAATATAGATACAAGGCTTGTCCGTGTTTCTATAGATTTCGTTAGCTTGGCTTGTTCTGGTGCTTAAAGGTATATCTACGTTTGTGTCTACTAAATTAACATAGTCTATGTTTGATTTTTCACACATAGCAACTAAACGCTTTACTATAGCACGATTAAATTCGCCTTCAAATAATTGTGAACCGTCAGACCATATCGGTGAACGCTTACCAGCCGTTTGGTAAACACCATCTATAATTCCACCGTGACCGTTGTCAAATATGTATAAGTTCTTACTATCTGACTTTATCGGTTGTCGGCAGCATTTACATATCTTCATTTTTTTTGATGTTTTTAAAGTCTTGAGTAACTTCTTTAGCACGTGCAAACAAGTTCTTTAAAGCACTCCAGATGTCCTTTTGATAGATAGCACGATAGTTTTCATTAATACTAACTACTTCAATAGAAACAAGTGTAAGTGCTAAAACTTTAGTAACTAACATTTCGATACTAAAGAAAGAATACACTATTTCATTAACTAAAAAGTAGTCAATCAAATAGAATAGTATAACTGTAGCTTCGTAAAGTAAAATCTTTGACATAATTGCCGATAGTCTACGACTTGTAATAGGTTGTTTAAGTTTTTTGGCTTTCCAAATACCTGTGATTGTGTCAAGTAAAACTGAACAAGCAATAAGAATAAGAATACCAACTATAGGTAAAAAAAACGAACAAATAATAGCCATTAGTTTAGTTGAATAGGTTTGTAATTTAGTTGTTAAAAGTAAGACTTGTGTTTTCATTTTATAGTTGTTCGTTTAAGATATAACTCATATAAATTAATAAATAACACCCAAGCAATTTTACGTGTAATTCTGTATCTGTTACTATCATAACAAAGCCAGACGCATAACCGAACACAAAATATAAAACTGCAAGTATATTAGTATGCATTATTCTACAGGTATAGGTTCAGACCATTCTGCCGTAGCCATAAGTGCCAAAGCTTCTGCGTGTGTTAATTCAGAAACAGGCACTACACTACCATCACTTATAAAAGTTGGCGTAGTATTCCATTTAATTACAAATTCAGTATTAGCTAAATTGTATCTTAAAGTGTCTGCGCTTGTTTCTCCTATTTGGTCAAAGTCTATGCTTGACAAATCACTTGCTTGTATTATTGCGTATGTGCTAAAAGATTTAATCATTTTAATTTATTTTAATTCGTTTTTATGTAGGTACATCTGTAGAAAATGTACTAAAGTTTGTCATTGTTCCGTCATTGCCACCGCTACCATTATCTGTTAAAGTTGGCGAAGTATCTGCATCACCACATCTCCACCAACTCACAGGCGAAAGACTGCTGATGTCATTAGGCGTACCACTATTGTATATAGTAGATGCGTTTGAACTTTGGTCACTATTCCATACTGCTACTTCGTCAATGTTACCTTCAAATGTCCTTAATTGACTTGTAATAAAACCACCTATTAAAAAAGGAAAACCACTTGTATATATTTGACTCTGTGCATTTATTTGACCTAATAGATTTCCATCAACATATAATTTTTGTCCAAGTGTTGCACCACTTTGATACGTTGCTAAAATATGATGCCAATTGCCGTCTGCAAAGTTAGTGCCTAAGGTTATTTTTGTAAGTGCAGAACTTGTATAATAAACTTCCCAAATTAATTGTGTGCCTCCTAAAACAGGTTTGATGCTTAACCTGTAATACAATTTACTAAATAAATATTGCAGTTTTGTAACATTCGAACCTTTAAACCACAGACTTACACTAATGTCTGAACTTGGATTTAAACTTGAATCATTACCACAATTTACATAGTCGTCTATGCCGTCAAGGTCTATTGATTTAGTATTACTAAAACTTGGTGTTGCACCTGTTCCTGTTAAGTTGGTTTCTGGACTCCAACTTGAATAATGTATTTTACCCCAATCTATTGTATTGCTCATTTTATCCGTTTTTATGTAGGTACGTCACTACTTCTTACTACTGTGTTATCTAACGTTGCATCATTTCCTCCACTACCACTATCAGTAGCCGTTGTTCCTGTGCCTTCAAAACGCCACCAATTTATAGGAGATAATGAAGATAAATCTGTAGCAGTACCTGTGCCATATATTGTACTAACATCACTTGAAGAAAGTGTTGTATTGAATATTGATACCTCGTCCAAAAGTCCTTCTAAATAGTTATTACCTCGCCTACCTAAATAAACGTGTTTTGTGCCACTTGCTAAAGATGTCGCACCTGTAGAACCACTTAATCCAGTTAGTTCAGTACCGTTTACATAAGCTTTTACTTTATCTGTATTTACAGCTTGTGTCAAGTCAAAAGTAACTACTATATTATCCCATTGTGTAGGATTTAAAGCAAAGGTTTTATAAACAAACGCACCTAAAATGTAAATATCAAGCCTATTATTTGTTCGTCTACCTAAAAATAATTGTAAACCACTACTTGCACTGTTCCAAACTGAGAAAAATTCTTCAAAAGTATCAGCGCTTGTTTTTAACCATAAGCTAATTGAAAAGTTTGTAGCACTACTTAAATCTATTCCACTTGCAACACCGTCAGCGTCAATTCCATCAAGTTCTATGCTTTGTAAATTAGAAAAAGACGAACCACTTTTAGCACCTTGTCCCCAAGCATTTGTGTTATTAACTGCACCTTGTCCGAATCCTATTGTATTTGCCATATCTTAATAAGTTTTATGTAGTACAAAGTTTGCACTATAGATTTCGTCTTGTGTTTTAGCTTGCGCCCATTCTACAGTTATATCTAAAGTGTTGTCTACAGTTGTATCAAAAGTTACTACGTCTTGAAAAACATAACCTTCTAAAGTACCCGTGTTTCTGTTGTAAGCAAAATTACCATTAGTACAAATACTACCACTTGCGCCTATAGTTGCTATAGTAAAGTCTATTTCACATTCCCAAGCCATATTAGTAGTGGCTTCTAAATCAAGTGCGCCTGTTGTTGCTAAAACCGTGCTACCACTTTTTACTCTAATTGTTATGTCGTCACCATTTTGCGCCGAAAGAACACCGCCTATTTTTGCGTGGTATGAATTACCAACCGCAAAGGTGTTAGCTGGTACTGTTAAACTACCTACACCTGTACCTACTATTGAAGTTTCTGTTGTCGTGTTTGTGACGGTTGCACTTTGAACCGTTTGACTATAAAGACCTGGACTTGGTACACCAAAACTTAAAGCACCACTTCCGTCAGTCATTAAAACATTCATAGCTGAACCGTCTGCCGTTGGAAAAGTGTATTCATTGTTAAACGTAATATCGTTAGTGCTTGGATTTAGTTTTAGTATGTTATTTGCGCCATTAGTAAACAACACAAAAGCACCACTTAAATCTACAATTCTGTCACTTGCTATTGTGCCGTCTTGTAAGTAAATACTTTCGGCACTTACTGCCGTTATTTCTGCACCTGTTATATACTTTGAATTAAAGCCACCAGCACCGTCACTTTCTGCAATCACAAATCTATCTGTGTTTGCGATATTAGCACCTTTTGCCGTTAAGTCGCTTATCTTTATTTCTGCCATTTTCTATCTTTTGAATATACTTCTCTAACTTTCTTATATTTTCTGCTTTTATTCTATATTTCTTCATAAAACCCAACCTGTTACATCTGTA